GCCTCTAAAGCAGCAGGCCCACCACCGGCACGAATTGACGCAACCCGCGCTTTTAAGTCGGCTGAGTCTGGCGCAACATCATCTGGGATGTTGTTGATTGTTATGCCATCTTTTGTCGTGATGGAATATGCCATATTAGTAATCCACCGTAACGTTGCGGTTCGAGCCTGTGCCAGGTGCAGTCATACCACCTGGGCGACCTCCACTTTTTTCAGATTGCTGGAGCCATTGGCCTATTGTTTGGCCAGGTACAGACAAGAACCTAGCTTGCTCGGTAATGTACTTGGAGAGTTTGACTTGAGCATCTTTTTTGCGAGTCAGCCAGTCTCTTAATTGGGCTTCATTCATATTTAGCGGCAACGCCGTTTCAAGAGCAAGCGACAACTCACCCTCAGACAATGCGCCAAAGGTGACTGAGCCAATAATGTCAAGTCCAAGATTCCGCTGAATGTTTTGCAGCTCAATGGTTGAGGCTTTCCAGTTTGGAAACTTGCTGGCAATAACGCCAGTTGTTGCACCTGCGTCAATCGCGGCAATTGCAGAGTCTAGGTTTGAGATGTTGGTGGCAATCTTTCCTAGCGTTACAAATGCTTTTTGTGCCTCAACTTGTCCAATTTCTCCAGCTTTTCGACTGCCTGATCTTAATGCCTGAATGTCTGCCCCAAATACCTCAGACCCGCGCACAGCATCAACCCTAGCCTGTCCTGTTAGTTCTACGCCGTCAGGACCAATCACTCGGGTGTTGCCCTTGCTGGTGACGATGACCACAGTGCCGTCCGGCTTAATGCTGCTGGACTGCACACGGTCTTCGCTTACCTGGTTGATTTCACGAGTCACCTTTTTGAGGTTTGCTTGTGCAATTCGGTCTGCATACTTGGCATCGACCTGCGCTTTTTGTGACTGAGCCGTTGCCAGTTGAGCATCCGCAGCTGCTCTTTCTGGCGCATTGGTGGCTGTGGCCTGTGCTGTGGTGGCATCTGCCACGGCTTTGTCAGCAGCAGCAATTTTCTGACGCAACTCTGCTGGGGCTTGAGCTGCTGCCCTGCCCTCACCACCCAATGCGATTGCGCTGGTGATTACTTTGTCGCCACCAGGCATTTGTGAAATGGTGAAGCCAAAATAGTCCTCTGTGGCCTTTGGGTTCTCTTTGGCCACATCGCGCCACGTCTCCAAGAACTTTGCACCGGCTTCGTCACCAGAGTTGCGCTTGCCTTCAATCTGTTGATCGAGCAGGCTGATAGCGATCTCTGGCTTGCCTGATTTGAACGCTGAGAATACTTGGCCAGATTGTGTCAATGCTGTCTGTTGACGCTCGCCTGACAACATGCCGAAACTTTCGCGCACAGACTTGGCCTGCGTCTCTGGCAGCATCATGGACAGGTTTGCATAGTCGGCAGCAGTTGCACCTGGCTGGCGCAGCTTGTTGAATCCCTCTTGGATCAACTTCTGGTTGGCCAGTTGCTGCTGTTGCTGCTCTTGCTTGAATCGTGCCTCTTGGACGCTCGCGCCAGTTTGGAAAGCGCTCAAGAATGATTGTGTTGGGTCAGCGATTTGAACGCCGTAGTCAATGGGTGCTGGCATCAGAATTTACCTCCTAAGCCCCTAAATAAACCGAGGCCGCCGGAGATAGCTGCGGGGATTGCACCAAATGCTCTGCCCTGTGCAATCTCATCGCCAGCTTGTGCGGCACCTTGTTGGCCGAGTAATTTGGCCACGTTTACGCCTGTTTGAAGTCCAGCCGTTCCAACGCCAGCAGCAGATTGCTGACCAAGTGCTGTCATGCCACCAAGACGACCATATTGCTGATCGATCAGGCTGGACAAAAGCTGAGGACGGAATTGGGCCAGTGCGCCTTGGATGTTTCCACCGCGCAAGCCACCAGTGGCCGATGCACGTTGCAGCAATGCGTTTTCGCCTTGCTCGGACAGTGCTTTAAATGTTTCTCCACCACTGATGCGAGCAATGGCCGCACGCTCTGCCTCTGGCCCTTTGAGGCCAAGGAAGGATTGCTGTGCTTCGAGTGCGCCTGGGCCAGCCTCTGTGTAAGGCTGGAGCAATTTTTGCACTGCATCAAACTGCCTGCGCTGTTCATCCATGCCTGCCTGTGATGCACCAGCTTGAATTCCTGCCGCATCGGTTGCTGCATCGGCCTGGGCCATGCCAGAAATAAGGGTTGCGCCGCCGACGGCAATGCCTGCCAGCGCTGCGCCAGATAGTCCAAAAGTCATGTTTTGCCTCCAAGTGCGGGTATTGGGCCGCCTCAATAGCCGGTGCAGGTGCCGGGACGGTGTACATGTCCCAGATGGCCTGCGGGTCTGTCTCGTTTGTCGGATTGGCGTGAAAGGTCGTCACCTCAACATCAGTCATGGCCACGCCAGCACGTTTTGTGTTGGCCTGGGTGATGCTCATGAAGCCAGGACCGATCTGGGCAGTGCCATCGTCAGTGGTGACGATCAAGTTGCCTTTGCGAACCAGGAAAAACGATTCGTCTTTATGCACCGCACCAGTTAGGACAGTGCCTGCCGGGATGTGCATCGTGCGAGCGTAGAGGCCGTTGCAGAAGGTGTGCTCGACTGGCATGTCAACCTGGGGCAACTTGAGCAGTTCATCCTCCAGGCGGTAGATAGGCAAATGCTCAGCAGGCACGATGGCTTGCTGGACAAGTTCCTGAACCGCAACATCGCTCATCGAAGCCTCCATGATGGGACTGTGAGCTGCTGGCGGCTCGATAGGCTCAGCAGATTTATTTTCGCACAATTTCGCATATCGTCAATCTTCCTCTTCCCGGTCTTCCCAGGCCTGGCAGACGCGCATGTCGTTGCAGATGAAGTTGAGTTTCTCGCAGTGGCCACGAAAGCCTGCGCCCTTGTCGTAGGTGGCAAGGGGGATGCGCTCGATGCGAACTTGTGCCATCAGGCTGTTGTCGTAGTAGCCGCAGTTGGAGCAGTGCTTGCGCTTGGCTTCCTTCTCGTCGCATTGCATGGCCTCGGCCAGCCCTACGTAGAACTCCTTATTTGCGCCTGGCTCATTGGTGGGCACCTCGGGACCGTAGTTCCAATCCTCCACCGCGATGGCGTAGTTCTTCTTGTTCTCTGCGTTGGTCAGCAGCGGCTCTTCGTAGGGGATGCCGCCGAATCCAGCAAGCATCATTTTCGGCATTTTTGCGTAGTCCATGCGGTGCTCCTTATGTAATCTCGCGGCCAGACACGCGCAGCGTCAATGCTGTGGCGTTGCTGGCAATGGTGCTGATGAATGCACCGGCATCCAGCTCTTGGCCAACTAGCTCGGGGCACAAGTAGGTCTCGCCTGGCACCACGGTGCGGTCGTCGATGATCAGGTTGGAGTTGCTTGCGCTGCCGCCAGTTTGCACCAGGTTGACGCTAAACGTGCGGTTCACCGTGTCGGTGTTGGTGACAGTGGCCTTGTCGATCAGCGCCTTGACAGCGCTTGCCGTGTACTGGGTTGTCTGGCTGGCTTCCATTTGCTTGGGAGGCACCAGGGTTTTTACGATGACGGTCATTGAACACCTCCGATGTTGTTGTTGACTGTGAGAACTATGGACGGAATGCTGGGTACAGGTGCAACAGCAGGAAAGGCGGTAACCTCTATGCTTAGATCGTCGACCGAGAACATCATCTCAACATAGTCGTTGGCCTTGAGGTCAAAAAAGTAATTCAGCGACGAGAAAATTTCAGCGTTGTTGCCTTGAATCCTGATCTGGCTTGCGCTGTCAGGCACATCCACGCCGTTGAGCCGGAACCAAAAAAAGAACTCACCTATTCCTCCTAATGATTTATCCAGTTGGAACGAGGTGTCAAAGTTGTAGATGCCTTCGCTGTCCACAATGATGCGCGAGGTGGGCGAGCCAATGAACACGCCATTGCTCAAGCCGGTGGTGTTGAACGTGATCGCATTGGCTGTGTTGATGACCAGTGCTGCCTGCGTGGTGGTGTCGTAGAACGAGCCATACCGCGCACGCTTGAATTCTCTAGTTGGCGGTGTCATTTGCAGCCCTTCAACGGCAGCAGTCAGCCTGTCCACCAGCGCCAGCGCTTGATTTGCTTTGTTTTCAGCCAGGGCAGCATTGATGGCTGATTCTTGCGCCAGCGCAGCAATCATGCCCAGCGCCTGCACAGCAGTTGCCTGGGCAGTGCCTGCAGCGATGTTGATTTCCAGCACCACATCAGGCGCAATGGCATCGACCGTTGCAAACAGCAGCTCAAACTGTTTGATCTGCTGTTGGTCGGTCAGGAACTGCGCGAGCTGGTCGCGGGTCAGGTTGAGCCTGCGGGAGACGGGTGCGGTGGCCATCAGAATGCCAGTGGCTCTATTTGAGCTTCAAGCCGAATGAATGAAACGTGCGCATCGCTATCACCACGGAAGCGCTGGATGCGCCAGTTGCGCATGTGGCCTTGCTGGAACCACGCCAGACGCTTGTTGCTGCCTGTGGTGCCAACGCTGATGCTGCGGTCTTGGCTCCAGGCTTTGCCGTCTAAGCTGTAGCTGGTGCTGATCGCTGGGTTGGTGCCGAGTTCCACGCTGCCGGTTAAGCTGACTAACTCTAACTCATTGAAGATCGCGCCGTTGCTTTCGTTATAGACGATGAGCGTGCCGAATTCCCATCGCACCTGTTGCCCCCAGTGGTGGCCAGTGTCTTGCACGAAGTATCCAATGGAGCTGGATTGAGGGTCGCCCACCAGCCATTTGTCATAGGCCCAGACCATGTTGCGTGCGCGATACTGTGCAAAACCTACCACGGTGGTGACTAGGGTAAACCATACCTGCTCGCCAAGTGCCGCGGATGCTGATGCATCGTAGACCACGGTGCGATCTGGCAGATGAACATAGAGGTGCTGGTGATTCTTGTCATTGCGTGCTTCGAGCTTTACCGTAGCCAGTTGCACCTCGGTGTATTGCAGGAGCAGATTGTCGACCTCCTGCGTGCTCACCTTCTGGGTGGTTGCGGCTGCGCCAACGTAGATGCCTGGTGCCTCATTGCGGCCACTACCCAAGAACGCAATGGATTGGACAAAGACACAGCATCCTTGCGTGCCAATAACGCCCTTTTGGATTTGAGCGCCCTCGATGCGTGCGAAGGGGAACAGCTCGCCGCCCACGTTGTCAAACACCTCGATGGTGTTTCGGTTGAGTGCGTAGACTTCGTTTCTGAGCTTGAGCAAAGCAACAACGGGGTCTGGGTCTGCCTCTGAACTGCCGTATTTAAGTGGGTTGACATCCAGCGGGTTGCTCAACTCGGTGACGACCAGGCTTGTGCCATCGGTGGTCATGAAGTAGCCATCTACCCACACCACATCCAGCACCACGCCAAGGTCTGGGTCTGTCACTTGCGTGAGTGCGCCGTTCCAGTAGTAGAGGCGACCGCCCGATGCGATGGCCAAACGGTCGAAGCTGTAGTCAAACGTCACCAGTTCAGCAGTTGGCCCACCAACATCGCCCAGAGTCGTCACTGTTCCATTGCTGGCCACAGTCACCAGCTTTGTGCCCATGACCCGATAACAGATGCCATCCCAGTTGATGCCGCCGCGGTCAGTCCCTGGTCCTGTGCCGTTGGCTACGATGCCATCTCCTGGACGCAGGAACCCATTGCTGATTCCAGACTTCTTTGGCACCGGCACCATGTTGACAGGGTAACTGGTGCGCAGTTCTGGCGTGCTGTCAGCATAGATGCCGTTGAGGATTGGAATTTGCATGGCTTGCTACTTAAGCAATCCGATACCAGGAGTTGGTGGCTTGATAAAAGCGCACGCGAAAGAAGTCCTCAGCGGCCAGCGTGGTCGGATCACCGTAGGCAGCAGTTGCGCCGTTGAGCGCCAGCGTGAAAGCCGTGATCTGCTGGGTGGTGGTGATCAGCACCTCGGTGCCATCAGGCACGCCGGTGTTCAGTGGCAGCGTAACCGTTCCGGTGGCCAGCGTGCCTGCGGGCTGGATGACCATCCATTGCTGTTCGCTGACTGGCGTTGGCACTGTGATGTTGAATCCTGCGCCTGGTGTGTACAGGTTTGTGGCCACGGTCGGGGCTGCGAATACGGTTTGAAAATAGGCCAGCAGTTGGCTGACCGAGACCTTTCGAGCATCGCCATTGTTTGGCACGTAGATCGGGAGCTGATCTCCACCAGAGACTTGGCTGATGCCTGCGAGTTGATTGATGGTTGGCATTTTGTTAATTCCTCAGTTGTATTCAATTGGGCCATCTTGACCGGCAAGGACTGGATCGACTGGCCTGCGCAGAAATGGATTGTCGTACATTCGCCATGGCTTGTTGCCTGCGCCGGATGGCATCGTGCCTGGCATCTGCTGCTCCATTGGCATGGCCGCACGCGACAGGAGCGTGTTGTAGGAATCTTTGGCCGTGGTCTTGGTGTCGGGCATGACCTGCTTGCCATAACTGGGAGCCAACTTAATTGCCAGATTGGTGTAGATGGCCTCGTTGGAGCTGTCCGGCACGTTGGTCTGCTCATCCAGATCGCTGTCTTGGGGGCTGGATGGCAGCGGGTAGCCCAAGCGAATGCCCAAGGCGTTCCAGGCTGCGATCATGGTGTCGAGCCTGCGCAGTGCGGATTGCAGTTGCTCAGGGGTCAAGTCAAAGACGTAGGAGGCAAGGCCAATTTCCTCGAAGGCCTGTGTGACGAATTGGCGCTTTGTCCATCCCATGTCATTCTCCTGTAGTCGGTTCGGTCAGTCTGTCTTGGATCAATTGTCCCAGTTTTTTGTCTCTTGTCCTACCGTCAAAACGGATGCTCAACTCATTGGCCTTGGCCTCTAGCTCTGCGCGGGTTGGTGCTGCGTCATCAATGACTGGTTCAGGCACCGCC